ATGCGGCCGATTTATACAGGGCACATGTCGCCCGCAGCGTCCCGTCTTTTCAGCTCGCCCCCAGGAGCCAGTAGGGGGTAGACTGGAAAAGCTGGCCGAACTCCCCCATCTCGCTCCTTACATTTACGATTATCCAACCACCGAACACCTCGCCCCCCCATTCCCCTCCCCAGATGTACTATATTATCCCTCCAAAGCAGTCACCGCCCCAGATCCCGTTATCGACCTCCTCCCCGACTCCTTCCCCGCCGAGCGCGAGGTTTACGATCATCGCAGCTCCACTACCACCGAGCAAGTACGCGGAGGGCCCTGGCAATCTATATTCTTGCAACATCGCACCAAGGACGAGGCTACTGGCAATCTGACTTGGGCGAAGCGCATACATCTTGCTACCCGGCCCGCCAAAGAGCATGCGCTTAAGAACGCCACTGCCCCCGCCCATCTGCTACTCGCCAACTACGTCCGAGCCACCGAATTGAAGCCCGAGCCGTTCGATCCCTCCTTGTACACGCTCTGCCGAGAGGAGAACGAAGATAAGCACCTCGAGCGTCCCCTCCCAACACTCCTCGGCCACGCCGAGCGCAGCGAACCCCTCTGGCCTATAGCCAAGATCAAACTATTCCTTAAAAATCAAACCATCCGGAAGAACGAGAAGATGGGCAGTTCGGCCAAACCCGGTCAGAGCGTCGCCTGCTTCCGCGCTCAACTCATCCTGCAACTCGGCCCCCTCGGCCGATACCTGCTCAAGAAGATCCAAGCTCGCTTGCCCGGCAACATAAGCCTGTACGCCCGCACCTCGCTACAACAACTCGATCACTTCGTTCGCCACAGCTGGAACTTCAGCAAAATGAGCAAAGCCACCGACTACGAAAGGTATGACCAGTCCCAGAATGAAGAATTTCTGCTTTTCGAGATCCTTCTGATGCGGCACTACTTCAACATCCCCGAGGACCTGCTTAATGCCTACATCGAATCCAAGCTTTCCGCCTTCGTCTTCCTGGGCCCTCTGGCCACCATGCGCCTGAGTGGCGAGTGGTCCACTTTTCTATTCAACACAATCGGCAACCTCGCGTACCAGCACACACGCTATCACATACCGAGAGGGACACCGCAGATCTACGCCGGCGACGACAGCGCCATCAATCACCCCGCCCGCCAGAAAGGCAGTTGGCGAATCTTCGGCCTCCTGTTCGCACTCACCTGCAAAGACGAGTGGACCACCCGGCCCAGCTTCTGCAGTATGCGCATGACTCCGAGTGGTCTCATCAAAGAGCCGCGCCTGCAGTACGCTCGCCTTATGGCCGCCAAAGAGAAG